CAGTCTGCAACGTGTGAGTAACCCTCTTTATCGTTCTTCTCTGGAATAGCCCGGTTGCCGCCTTGCTTGTGCTTAGTGAACCGATAGCCACCGGACAAGGCCCGCACCAGCATCGGGCACCGCTCCCTGTCAATCATCAGAGCAGGCCCGCCGTTGGTCTGCTGGAGCAGAAGTGCCTCGACGGCTCGCAGCCGTGGCTCAATGTCGTTTGTCGGAGCCGGAAACGCTGGGAGGCCGAGACGCTTAAGCGCGTCAAAGCAACTCTCCTCGGCTATGTTGCCCTTCGCAACGCCTGCGGGGTCACCGACGGTGGCCACTTTATAGCCCAAGTATCTATCGGAGTAGAGGCGTGGCCGCAGATGCTGGTTGACGTGCTTCTCCAACCCTACGTTGGTTGCGGCTACTTCTTCATGGACCAGCAAGCGACCCATATGGTCCATCTGACAGATAAGCGACCACGGGTTGCGGCCAAAGTCCTGTCCGATTATGAGAGGATATCCGGGAATGGGCAGAGTGTGATCGACGACATGGAAATCCGCACGGAAGGTCGCACGAAACACGGCCTCGCTCGACGGATCGTCTCCGTACTGGGCGTGGACGTACCGCTTCACCCAGTCGCTCTCCTCACCGTACATTTCCACGAACCGTTCGTAGTATTTACGGCCCTGCGCGAGACGCGCTGGGTCATTCAAGGGCAGCTTCATCGTGTCGGCAGTCTGGACGAGATAGTTCAGGTTCTCGGCGTCGCGGGTCAAACCGCCCGGTTGGACAAACTTCTGCCAGTCAGGCGGTAGGCCTTCCATGAACAGATGCCACGGTGACATTTCCGTGGGCATGTTCGTGTCAGCAATAATCCCCATCCACGTAGGGACGCCGCGCTGCCCGGAAGGGTAACGACCGATACGACCAGATATCGGCGCCACCACGTCGAGGTTCATTTCAATACATTCGGAGAGCCACGCACCGGTAAGCTGCATCGACAGCAGTCGGGCTTGATCGGTTGCGTCTTCGAGGGGGATGAAGACCCACTCGGACTTTACGTCCGCGAAGTCGAGATAAAAGGTATTGTCCTGCACCTTGAACGCGCCAAGTCCAGCGAGCCACTGTTGGCAGTCCTTGAGGACCGTATCCCGGAGTTGCTTGAGGGTTTGGCGCGTGATGGCGTAGCGGGTGTAGCGGTATCCGTCGGGAGCCTTGGCTTGCTCGCAGGCGCGGCGCAGGAGTTCGATGACACAGGCAGTCGTTTTTCCAGAACCAACTGGACCTGCGAGTATACGTCCGTAGGCGTTGGATCGAGCGAACGCCGCGCATGTAGGAGGAGCAGTATACTCAAAGCCTATTCCTGATGCGGCCATGCGACCCACTGACTTGCAGCAGCGGCCCGTTTCTTGCCCTCAAGGAAGACTTCCCAGCGAGCGGTGATCCCGTGTTCGGGGTGGTCAAACCACAGGCCTTGCGATGGGCGGCTGTAGGGAGCGCGTAGGCCTAACATCGCATACTCGTCGTATCCCTTAACGGAATTGTTAACGATCACGTTAGGGAGCCAGAGCATCTGATGCCAGTGGCCCATCACAGCGATATCGAAGTCGTCCCCGATCTGCATTTCCGAGTTGCGCAGCTTAATGCTGCCGCGCATGATAGGGCCGATGGCGCCGATAATACCGTCCCCGCCCTTGACGCCTAGGCTGTCCCCGTGGGTGAGAAGGTAGCGCGTCCCGTACACCTGAAAGTGGGCGTCGGCTGCGGTGGGGATCATAAACTTGACGTGCTTCGACTTCTTGAACTCGCGCTTGAGGTTGCGATAGATCGACCAGTCGTAGTTGCTGATGACCCGGTTCTTCATGGGCAACTTCTTCGTGCTGCGCCCGTGGTTACCCACGACACACGGCAGGAAGACTTTACCGAAGGACGAGGCCATCTTGTCGATGCCCGCCGCGAGAATGTCGGTCAGATCGTCAACCGCCTGATGGTCGGTGCGGTCGTTGGTCTGCGCCAGTTCTTCGTGGATGTTGCCGCTAATCAGATCGCCCCCGAGGCATACGATGATGCCGGGGTATTCCTGCTTGGCACGGCCCATGTGGTTGTAGGCTAGGTCAACAGTCGTGTCGAACAACCGATACAGCCGCTTGCGAGCGATGTGCTTGTTGTATTCGTTGCGCCCATTGGTCTGGTCCTTGGATACGCGCTCGCCGTAGTGAAAATCGCTCCAGCAGGTGATAGGGGCGCCACGCATACCGATCTTGCCGCCCCTGCCGCTGATCCACTCCGGAGGGGTGATATCATGGCTGGCCAGTTGCTCGATGGTGTCGAGCAGGTGCTGCAGTTCATCACGATCAGCCTCCAAGTCTTTCTTGTCGCGCTTGAGGCTCAGAATTTCCGCGTTCTTCTGGCGGATTATTTCGTTGGCGTCATCGACGCGATCTGCGTCCGTCTTAACTGGCGACATAACTTGCCTCTCCGTTGCCAATACAAAAACAATGTCTGCTTCCCCTTAGGGGACCGCTCATACCTTTTCTGTGCTTCCAGTCGGAGCCGGGAGCGCCTGTATCTGTATTGCCTCTCCCGCCCCTTCGCTGACCGGTCGTACTTCCGATGTGATTTCCTTAGTGAATTTTTTCTCGCCAATGTTGATGACGATGGAGAATTTGTCGGACGGCCCCGCGTCGTTCTTTTCCTTACCGACGCCTGCAATGTTGGCGAGGAGTTTCGCCGCTTCGACGGCTTTGCCGAGGTCTTCGTCGTCCTTGACCATGCGCGCGCCGATGTGCTTGAGGCCCGCTTCGAGGGTGATCGCCGCTTCGATCTTAAGGCGCTCATGCGTAGTACCCGCCGCGTTCCAATCTATAACTGCTGCCTCAAGGATACGCCTGAATAAAGGTAGGTTGTCAACATATTTTTTAAAGTCTTCTTCGGTGATGTTGTAGTCCTTCAGGATGGCTGGCACATCCCGAATGTTCATTGCTATCTCCTGCGCCAGTTTAGCTAGGGCCTGCGGCTCTAACAACTCGGGCGGGACAGCGGGGACTAGGGCAGTATTGGGGGCCGGGAGGTCTGCTGTATCATCCATGCCCCGACAACATCAGGGTTTTGTTAAGATATCATTAGCGGTCCCCCAGTAGCATCCTGCGCACAAAGCACTTCTAGCAGGCCGTCATGGACACACTGGGTAGCGCAGGCGTATTACAAGTGATCCCGCCCGCGCAACTGGAGCAACAGCTTCAGCAGCAGGCGCAGGACAAGGCGGCAGCCGCACAGGGCGCGCAGGTCCAGCAGGGGCAGGACTTCACTGACCTTGCAGGGTACATCCGTACCCAGTACGAAATTTTCCGGAACCACCGCAACACCCAATCCGGCTGGTCGGAGCGCCTTTTGGCCTCTCTGCGGGCCTTTAATGGTCAGTATTCGCCCTCGAAATTGGCGGATATTCGCCGGTTCAAGGGGTCGGAAATCTACGCCCGGATCATCGCGCAGAAGTGCCGCGCGGCCAGTTCGCTGCTGCGGGACATTTATCTAGGGCAGGACCGCCCGTGGGCCATCGTGCCCCCTGCCGATCCGGAGATACCCCCGGAAATCATACAGAACATCGAGCAGCTTATTCAGGGCGAAGCGCAGATGGTCGCCCAGCAGCTTGGCAAGCCGCCCAACCCGAATGACTTGGACGAGCGCCGCCGCTCACTTATGGAGAGCGCGTCCGACGCCGCCAAGAAGAAAGCATCCAAGCAAGCCCACGAAAGCGAAGACCGCATCGAGGATATCCTGCGCGTAGGCGGGTTCTACAAGGCGCTGGCCGAGTGTCTGGTCGATATCACGATCTTCCCGATCTGCATTATGAAGGGGCCTATAGTTAAGGTGATCCCTGAGGTCGTGTGGCCGAAGGGCGGTGGGATGCCCACCGTCCAGCAGAAGCCCCGCCTGACGTGGGACCGCATCTCCCCATTCGACTTTTGGTTCACCCCCGGCGTTGCCGATATCGAGAACGCCAACACTATCGAGAAAAGCCGCGTAACAAGGGCTGAACTTAACGATGCGCTCGACCTCCCCGGCTACAACCACGAAGAAATTCGAGCGGTGCTTGACGAGTACGGGCGCGGTGGCTTGTACGACAACTGGGACAACACCGACGCCGAGCGCGCGGTCCTTGAGAACCGCGAGAACCCGGCTTGGAACAGGTCCGGCCTCATTTCGATGCTGGAGTTCAACGGCAATGTTCAGGGCCGTCTGCTGCAGGATTACGGCCTCGCTGTACCTGATGATCTTCGCGACTACCACGTTCAAGCGTGGCTTGTTGGGCGGCACGTTATTAAGGCTCACCTGTCCCCGTCACCGCGCCAGCGCCACCCTTATTTCGTCTCATCGTTCGAGAAAACACCGGGAAATCCAGTAGGAAACGGCCTTACGGACCTGTTGAGCGACGTGCAGGAAGCAGCCAATTCCACGCTCCGTGCGCTCATCAACAATATGTCCATTTCGTCCGGCCCGCAGGTTGTCATCAACGACGACCGGCTGGTGACCCCGGAGAACGGCGAAGACCTCCACCCGTGGAAACGCTGGCATATCCGCAGCGATCCATTCGGCAACAACTCGCAAGTCCCGATCAGCTTCTTCATGCCGACCTCGAACGCGCAGGAGTTGATGCAGGTCTACCAGAACTTCGTCCAGATTTCCGACGATGTGTCGGCAATCCCGAAGTACGTCGGCGGCGGCGCCGCAGGTCAGGGGGCGGGGCGCACGGCGTCCGGCCTCGCCATGCTTATGGGCAACGCCAGCAAGATTTTGCAGACGGTCAGCGCGAACATCGACCGCGATATCGTAGAACAGGCGCTCCAGCAGTTGAGCGACCTCATCATGCTTACCGATACCTCCGGCCTGCTCACGGGTCAGGAGCGCATCACGGTCAAGGGCGTGACGGTCGCGGTCCAGCGCGAAACCCTGCGCCAGCGCCAGATCGAGTTCCTGCAGGCCACGAACAACCCGACCGACATGAAGATCATGGGCATCAAGGGACGCGCCGCCGTGCTGCGGCCAGTCTCTACCACCATCGGTCTGGACGGCGAGGAAGTCGTTCCGCCCGAGGATGTTCTTGAGCGGATGGAGAAGGAGCAGAAAGCCGAGGCGCAGAACGCTCCGATCCAGCAGAAGGTCGAGGAAGGTATTCAGGCTGGCGTGAAGGCGGGCGTCTCCCGCATTTCGACAGAACTGACCGCAGGCGTACTGGCAGAACGTGCCCATCTCCCCGAAGGCAATCCGACGCACATTGGCACGCTGCCGCAGAAAGGCCCGAGCACCAACAATCCAGAAATGGACTTGGGGCCGGGCGGCGACATGGCGCGTAACGCGCGCGTCGCGCAGGGTACGCAACAGGGGCCTCTTGCCGGGGGTGGCATGGGTCCGCAAACGCACTTGACCGGCAATCAACCCGGCCCCGGTGCGAAGCCAATCTCAGGAGGAGTGGGCTAGTTACCGTGCGGTAACTAATCGTTAGGTGTTGCCCGATAGAACCGACATGAACCAGTTTGGGGTTTTCTGATGGTGCTTCCTTATCAAATTCCGTACGAGAAGGACGTGGACGCCGAGTATATCGACGACGCGCTCTATCAGTGCGCCCAAGTCCTCGATGCGATGGTTAACACCGGCTACGGACCTCCGGGACCAGTTGGTAGAACTGGACCGACCGGAATTACTGGCCCGACTGGCGAAGTTGGCTACACCGGCCCGACCGGTGCAACCGGCCCGACCGGCCCGACCGGTCCATAAGGAGTAGGCAATGGCTGGACCCGGCGTCAAACGGTTTACCGATCACACTCAGCGCAGCAAGTATTTGGGCGATCTGGTCAACCTCTGCAATGCGCTCATTGCTGGTACCACTGGCGTTACCGGTGTGACTGGCCCGACTGGTACGCAAGGCCCTCCGGGGCCGATTGGCGGCACCGGCAGGACTGGTCCGACTGGCGCAACTGGCCCGACCGGCTACGCGGGTCACACGGGTACATAGGGGTAAGCGATGGCGGTACGTTTTTCCAAGGATTATGACGACACCCAGCTTCCCAACGTCGCTGCGGAATTGGTGCGTGCGGTCAATGCGATGACGCACGGCCTTACCGGCCCTACAGGGTTGAACGGCAAGACTGGCCCTACTGGCGCAACAGGCATCACTGGCATCACCGGTTTCACTGGCCCGCAGGGCGCGACTGGACCTGCTGGTAGGACTGGCCCGACTGGCGCAACTGGCGGCTAGTAGCGCGTTAGTAATCTGTTAACCAGCGGCGGAAGAAGGTACCGGGAGCAACCCCGGTGCCAACATGAACCTCTGTCTCACTATGATCGTTCGCAATGAAGCGGACAAAATTGAGCGTTGTCTTAACTCCGTCGCCCCGCACATCACCAGCTACGCCATTGTAGACACTGGCAGTACGGATAGCACTGCGAAGGACATTAAAGCGTTCTTCGAGGAGCGCGGCATCCCCGGCATCATTACTATGGTGCCGTTCGAGAACTTCGAGCAGGCGCGGAACGCCGCCCTGCATCTAGCGCGTACCTCTCCACTCCCGTCCGACTATCTCTTTCTTGTAGATGCCGACATGGAATTTGTTTCCAATGACGACAACTGGAAGAAGCAGATCGAGAGCAAGCATCGGGGCTACATGTTTTATCAGGAGGCCGGAGGGGTCGTGTATGGCAATACGCGGCTTGTTCGCCGTGACGATGCTGGGAAGTATATCGGCGTGACCCATGAGTACCTCGACGTGCCAGTGGGCGTTGCTGGGAGTGTCATTCCAAAGGACTTGGCTTATTTTGTCGATCATGCTGATGGCTCCAATCGTAAGGATAAATTTGATCGCGACATACGGCTACTGAAAGCGGGGCTGGTTAACGAACCCGAGAACGGGCGGTACTGGTTCTATCTCGCTCAATCCTACCGTGACAAAGGCGGCGTGCCACTCGATGCCATTGAGGCATA